TTGAAATGAACTCTAACGTATCCGACGGCACAGTAAGCCCAGGGTTACTTCCGTTTGGCTTCTACGGGCCCATCAAGCCACAGGACTTTACTGTTTTCTCGGGGAGCACAGCGACGTTTGACTCTGGTTCTACAAGTATAGCCGGCACGCAGATCGTTACATACGCTACGGGAAGTTCAGCCCTGGCGGGAGGCATGGCAGCAGACAACGTGGTAGCTAATGCTTTCATGGCAGTCGCTGCTGCTGAAGCGGCCGGCAATGAATTTACAGCTTCTTTCCTTTTCCCCCAAATCTCCACAAGAAGAAGCGCGTCAGACGGGGGCCTCTCAGACCCCACAAATGCTTATTTTGGGATTCAGACTACTCTTAGCTATGATAGCAAAAGACACGACCCTGGGTATGTTGATTATCTAAGAGCATCTCCGGGTAGTAGTGCAGCTTTCACCCCAACTAGTAATACAAAAATGGAATATTCTTTTATCTTTACCCTAGATGACATTAGTGGATCGCAGGGTGTATTTGTCTCTGGTTCGAGAGCGTCTAATACTTCACTATCTGCAATTAATTCCTCACACACGGCAGCCCTAGATGATGGGTATGATAGATTTACAATGCCACTCTGGGGTGGGTTTGACGGCGTTGACATTCAAGAGATGGAGCCGTTCAACAACGTAGACATCGCATCAGATTCGACCGAAAAAACAAGTTACGCTTACTACACCGTCAAAAGGGCGATTGACACTGTTGCTGACCCTGAGTTTGTTGAGGGGAATATACTTAGTGTCCCAGGTGTTTGGCAGCCCCTCGTAACAGATCAAGTGATTGCCGTCGCTGAGTCTAGAGCAGACTGTCTTGGAGTTGTAGACATCGAGAATGTTTACACCCCCAACACAGAAACGACGAATACATTTCAAAATAGGTTAGGCTCTGTCACAACAGCGGTGAACACACTAAAGGATAGAAGAATTAATACTTCTTATGCGTGTACTTTTTATCCATGGGTCCAGATTAGGGATAATATCTCTAACGCGACTCTCTGGGTTCCACCGTCTGTTGCGGCAATTGGAACGTTTGCCTCCTCAGAAGCGAGAGCAGAACTCTGGTTCGCTCCTGCTGGCTTTACTAGAGGCGGTCTAAGTACTGGTGCGGGTGGCTTCCCGGTCCTATCGTGTACTGAAAGACTACGCAGAGAAGACAGAGATGACCTTTATTCGGCAAATATCAATCCTATTGCGACATTCCCAAGTGAAGGAATCGTAATCTTTGGACAGAAGACGTTGCAGGTTACTCCTTCTGCTCTTGACCGGATTAATGTTCGTAGACTCTTGATTTTCCTCAAGAAGAGAATATCCAGGATTGCTGCTGGAATTCTTTTTGACCAGAACGTTAGAACTACGTGGACTAGATTTAAGACAGAAGCAGATAAATTCCTTGGCTCTGTGCAGGCCAGACTTGGACTTACCGAATTCCGTGTTATTCTAGATGAAACAACTACAACGCCTGACCTTATTGACAGGAATATCCTGTATGCCAAGATTTTCCTCAAGCCTGCTAGAGCAATTGAGTTTATCGCGGTCGACTTTATCATTACCAGAACAGGAGCGTCATTTGACGACTAATAGGAGTTACAGAAAATGGGTTTAAAATTAACTAAGAAGAATTTAAGAAAGATAGTCCTCCAGGAAATCAGAAAGCTCACAGAGTTTGGTGGGGACGACGAGCCGATGCGGGAACCAACACCAGAAGAACTGGCTGCCATCGAGGCAGAAGAGGCAGATGAAGAGGACGAACGCCGCGCCGCAGCCTCGTCGGCGGCTATAGCAAAGGGAGAGGGAGAGGTCCCCGCTTCGGAGGCAGAGGGAGAAGTACATGAGTTTGAAGAGGCAGAGGTGTTAGATATGTTTGAGAAAATGAAGGAAATGGGACTGATCTAGCGAATGGGGTTTAGGTCTAACTAAAAAAAACAATGCACACACTACTTATTAGTAGACTATAAAGGGAGATTTGACAAATGGGCTTTTGGACAACGACAGGAGTAGCAGACCCAAAGAGACAATTTAGATTTTTGCTTACTATCGGTTCTATGCCTGACGGTGCAACTTGGTATGCTACTGGGGTAAACAAGCCGACTGTTAAAGTTGGCAGCACTGCTCATAAATATTTAAATCATACTTTTTATTATCCCGGAAATGTAGAGTGGGATGAGGTTACAGCCACCCTCGTAGATCCAGTTAGCCCTGACGCTAGTGCCAACCTCACAAGAATTCTTTATGAGTCGGGGTATAAAATTCCTATGTCTCCAGACGATGTCTCAACCATTTCGAAGAGCGCTGCCGTAAGTGCTGTGCAGGGTGTAACAATAGAACAAATTGATTCGGAAGGCAAGCCAGTTGAAACTTGGACCTTAAATAATGCTTGGGTCACAAACGTTGATTATGGTGGAAAATTAGCATATGGGGAAGATGCCCTAACCCAGGTCAGTGTCAGCTTCCGCTATGACTGGGCAGATATAAAGACTGCGAACGCTGCTGTCGAGGGCCCTGGTGGCGTTGGCGGCAACAGATTCTGGGCTCCTGGCCAAAGTACTTGACGTTTACCCCAGCGGGGGTTATACTAGAAATAACTTAGAGGTGTTTATTGGCTAGAAGAAATAACAAGAGTAGAGTTGGAGCCACCAGTGCGCCGACCTCTCCTCCACCTGGACTACTTGATTATACGAGTCCTACAGAATTTGTGGAGTTACCAACAAAAGGTAAGCTATATCCGGAAGATCACCCTTTTCACTTGAAAGAGGAAGTTGAAATAAGATATATGACAGCAAAGGATGAAGATATCCTTTCGTCTGAGACTCTGGTAAGGAAAGGAATAGCAATAGATAGATTTATAGAAAATATTTTAGTTGATAGTGTTGATATCGGATCTCTTTATGCTGGTGATAAAAATGCTATTCTAGTGGCTGCTCGAATAACCGGCTATGGACCACATTATCTTACAAACATTACTTGTCCCTCGTGTCGTGATACCTCCGAGTACACCTTTGATTTAAGTGAAGTTCCAACGAAAGAGCTACCAGAAGACTTGCAATTTACATCAAATGGTACTTTCTTAGTTGACTTGCCAACAACTGGGTTCTCGGCTGAGGTTAAGTTACTAACTGCTAAAGAACAAAGCTACTTAGCTCAATTTGCAAAAACTAAAAGATCAAGAAATTTACAAGAGTCTTCGAATACAGATTTATTAAAGATGATAATTGTCTCGGTGAACCAGACAGACAATAGAGGTGAAATCGAAAAGTTTGTAGATTCTATGCCCTCTGGTGACTCTCTAGAAGTTCGCAGGGCCTACTCTAAAGTCAATCCAAATATTGACTTGACACAGAACTTTGAGTGTCCATCTTGTAATACATCAACGGCCCTGGAGGTGCCGTTGGGTGCCAGGTTTCTTTGGCCTGAATGATAAGTACGTAGAATCTATGTACGAAGAGTTTTTCTTCCTCAAATACTATGGCGGATGGTCTTTCTACGAGTCTTATAACTTGCCTATCCTTATACGAAGGTGGTTTGTTAAAAGACTGTCGGACCAGATAACAAAAGAGTCTAAGCGCCATCAATGAATGGTTATTTGCAAACTATACTATTTATAGTATAAGGAACTCAAAGTATGACAACCGGTGATGATTTTACAAAGGGAGCAGAAGCGGCGGGCAAAGCAGCAAGCGATGCCTACGGCATCGCTAGGGATGCAGCAAAAGATGCGACTAACGCGTTGAGGGAATTCTTCGAAGAAGGTAATATCGTTAATAATGGTCTTACCGACATGGTGGGCGGTCTTAAAGCCTTCAGCGAGAACATGGCGGGTGTGCCGGGATCTTTAGCAAAGCTAACTGCTGGGACTGCGGCTTTTTATACGGAAACTGTTTTCTTGGAGAAAGGCCTCAAAGGATTAATTTCCCTCATACCAGGGGTCGGTAGCGACCTTGGAATGCTTGGCAAAATCCTTGACATAGCGTCAGAACCAACAAGAAGGCTTGCCGATAATCAGGTTACCGCAGCAATAAATTTTAACAAGTCAACCGCCGCTGCTGGCCTTTATGATGAAAAGATTGCTGGTATGGTTTTCAATCTAAGAAAGTTCGGTGTCAGCGGAGGTGAAGCTGGGAAGCATCTCCTTTCACTACACGACAACTTTACAGATTTAACTATTGGAGGTATAACACCTTCAGAAGAGAAGTTAATAGAGCTTTCTGCGATTCTAGGTGAATTTGGTGTTCCTGCGGATGTAGCTTCAGGTGCGATGCAAGACTTGAGAAAGGTTTTCGGGCAATCTGACGAAGAAATCGGTGATACCCTCCTTGGTCTAAAAGCTTTTTCCTTTGAGGCAGGCCTTTCGGCCAGCGCCGTTATCGGTAGTTTCCAGAAGCAGACACCATATCTAGCACGGTTTGGGGATGACGCAGTCAGAGTTTTTAAGGACATGGAGGCAGCCGCCAAATCTAGCGGTGTAGCAACCAGTGATATGATAGATGTTTCGAAGCAGTTTGATAGGTTTGATACTGCCACAGAGACTGTCGGGAGATTAAACGCACTCTTGAGTGGCCCATACTTAAATACAATTGATTTAATGAGAGCAACAAATCCTGCTGATAGGATGAGAATTGTATCGGAAGCTTTCGACGCTGCCGGTAAAAGTGCAGAAGATATGAATGAATTCCAGCTACTTGCCTTTTCCAATGCATTAAGAATGGGAGATGATGTTAGTGGGATGGTTAAAATGATACAAGGCGATTATGACTCTTTAATTCCTGCCATCGGTGCTGTGGGAGACTCCCAAGCAGAGCTGGCCTCAGACTTAGCGGCAGGCAGAACTGCTGACGAAAACAGAAAGATTGTAGAAGAAACCGCTATTGCAATAGATGGTTTCGGGGAAGCATTTTTAGAATTTAATAAAAACGCATTTCCAGTCATGATGGATTCAGCAGAAAATTTCAGAAAAGAAATATCAACATGGGAACCAATAGTAAAAAATGTTGTAGGTGCAATGAAAGGTATGGTAGAGCCTCTTGGCATCACCTCAGAAGGCGTGCGCGAGGCGGGGGCGGGGGCGATCAGAGCGTCTGCTGAGCGAGAGAAGACGGGAGCTGGAGATACTGCTAGATCGGGTCACCTAGAGACACCAGTAGCACACAATATAGATGTGAAGGTCTATATAGGAGAGAGGGAACTTGACAAACAAATCATAGATGTAACTGCAACAGCGCTTAGATAGCAATAATAAGGAGA